CTACTTTGGACCTGGTGGCGGTGGCGGTGGATATGGGTTTAGTGCTGGTTGGTCTAACTCAATCGATGTTGCAACAAAAGTTAGAACTCCAAATGGATTAAAGCCTGCTGGAGAGGTTGAAGTAGGGGATGTTCTTTTAGGATTAGACATTCCATCAGGAATGGATGATCAAGAATGGTTATCTTGGACATCTAACCCAGACAACTTTACTGCAAACATTGTAGAAACAACTGTTACATCTGTTCTACAAAACTCTGGATCAACATATGTTTATATAGATGGAGACATATTTACTCCAACACACTATATCTTAACAAAGAAAGATGCTGTCATAAAGTTTATAAAAGTAGATGAAATAGACAATACATATCAAAGATATTCTTATGAAGCAAATGACTTTGTAGATATTGAAATTGTTGAAGATATTGCTGTTGATCAAAATAATATTTCAATTCACTGTGAACCACATGATAACTTCTTTACAGAACAAATGGTTGTTCTAGAGTCTTTACCACATTGATTTATTTTTATTATATATAATAAAATACCCTCCAAGTCAAAGCAAGGAGGGTATTTTTATATTAAATTATACTACTTACATGGATACTTGTTGTACCATTCTTGATACCGTTTTCCATTTACGGAACTCCATGAAGACCAATCTTCCCCACCCTTAGTCATGTGAAGAGCGATCTGTGCATTAACAACTGGGTTAAGCAATTCGGCATTTGAGTCTAACTCAAACTTTTCTCTACGATCTGACCCAAGTTCCCCTAGCATATTTATTTGAAATACACCATAAGAACTATCTCCAGTTTTTACGTTACCGTTGAAAGCAAGGGGGCGACCATTAGACTCTGCCTTTGCAATAGCACAAGCAGATCTCAAAGCCTTACCCTTAAATCCTACAGCCTTTAACATATCAACCAGTTGCTCATCAGTCAAGTTATGAGCATTTTCATATTTTTCAAGTTTTTTATCTTTAGAAACCAAAAAAGCCACCTGTTGGGTGGCAGACGCATCTAAAGACTTTTTACTTAGTAAGTTATTCTCGGCAGTAGCCTTTGCAGAGCCAGAAAAAACGGCACCACCAATAACCAAAACCAACACCCCTAGCCAAACTTTTGCTTCTCTCATTGTAAATTACCTCCTAGAGAACAAATGCTACCAATAGGTAGCATATATTAATTATAACATGAATTTGTCAATTGAGTCAACTTTAACCAATAAAGTTAAAAATATTTAAAAATATTTTTTTAGTTGGTGGTATAATGATAATATTATGGCAACTGGTGCAACATCAACTTATGATTTACCTTATCCACTATCTAGTGATCCAGTAAATATTCATGAAGATTTTCAGGATTTGGCAGAACGATTAGAACTTATTTTACCAACTATAGGTTTGCCATATCATACGATAGAAATAAAAAATGTAAGTGGTGTAACCATTGCCAAAGGAGACCCAGTTTACATTACTGGATTTTCAACAAAAACAACTGTAGCAAAATGTGATTCTGATAATCTTAGTACTTTTCCAGTATTAGGATTAGCACAATCTGCAATTGCAAATAACACTGATGGAGTTATAGTTATATCTGGAATTTTTACTAATATAAATACAAGTTCTTATTCCGTTGGCAATACTCTATATGTAGCAAATAATGGAGGACTAACTGCAACACAGCCAACAAGTGGCTCTGGGGTGGTAGCAATAGTGGCAAAATCCAATGCAACTACTGGAGTATTAATTGTTGGACAGCCAAAAGGCAACGGCACTTGGGGATCACTGAAAGCAGGATTATCATAATGGCAACACTAAGATCACAACAACAAAGTTCTTATTCAGTTGGTTTAATACCACCTACAGTTAACTGGACAATTGTAAAAGGAGACACTTCATCGTTTAGAGTGTATGTAACAGATGACAATAAAGACCCACTAGTAATTGAAGACTGGACAATTGAGATGGAAATTAAAAGACCAACAATTGCGGGAAATTTAAATGATGCAGATCCAGCGGGAGTATTAGTTCTTACTCCTATTGCTACAGCACAAGATGGTGACGGAGAATTTACAGTATCCCTAACGTCTAATGAATCAAAAAGTTTAAATACTGGAGATATTTTTGATATTGAATTAAGGGATGCTAGCAGGGTATGGACAGTTGCTCGTGGTATATTAACAGTTATTGAAGATGTTACAAACAGCGATGAGTCATAATGGCTTTAGCAATAATTATTGATGAAACAAAACAAAAAATAAAAAAGGTTAATTCTTTTAGTTATCCAATTACAAAAATTATTCCGATAGAGTCTGGAATAAAAATTAATGAGGTTTTACCATTTAGAATTAGATTTTCTACAATTGGAATACCATCAGCATACGCTGGAGTTCCTGGAATTGGAATTCAAATTATTGGAATCAATAACTATATACTTTAAAATATGTGATATAATTCTTATATGGCTAGAACACCAATATCATCAATAAAGGCACTTTTTCAAACTGGAGATAGACCAACCCAGGAGAACTATGAAGATTTAATTGATACCGCTTCTGCTCAAGCAACAGACTTGGGAAGTTTTGGTAATAATGAATCAACTATTAATGGTATTGAAAACTCAACAGTGTTTGATAACTTTTTAGCAAGTGAGTTCAGATCAATGAGATATATAATCTCAATTAAAAAGACTTCTGGAGGCGCAAATAAATTTTACGCCACAGAGATGAATATTCTTGTAGATGGAATAGATGTTTCAGTTACAGAATATGCAACAATTGATAACGATGGGAATATTGGCACCATCTCTGTTTCAAGGGCTGGAGATACAGTTTCATTAACTGTTGTTCCAGTGTCGGGGCAAACCCCTATAACTCTACGCTACATGCGTATGGGATTAAAGGCTTAACCAAGGAGATAAAAGATGGCAACCGTAACAAAAGATTTTAGAATAAAAGCGGGACTTGTAGTTGAGGGATCAACTGCGACCGTTAATGGAAAGAACATAATCACAGCAGGCACAGTTGATGCTAAAGGTGATTTAATTGTTGGTAGCGCAGATGATGCAGTAGCACGTCTTGGCATTGGAAGCAACGGACAAGTACTTACAGCAAACTCATCTGCTACATATGGTGTTGAGTGGTCAGCCCCAGCAGCAGTTGGTGTATTTGGTACAAGTATTGAGTTTGAGGGTGCAACAGCAGATTCTTTTGAAACAACTCTTCAAGTAGTAGACCCAACAGCAGATCGTACAATCACACTTCCTGACGTAACAGGTACTGTGGTTACATCTGGTGATACTGGAACAGTTACAGCAACAATGCTTGCTTCAAATTCAGTAACTACCGCAAAAATTACAGATGCTAACGTAACTGCTGCTAAACTTGCTGCAGACTCCGTAGAAACAGCAAAGATTGTTGACTTAAACGTAACAACAGGAAAACTTGCTGGAGAAGCAGTAACTACAGCAAAAATTGCAGATTTGAATGTAACTAATGGCAAACTTGCTGCAGATTCAGTAACAACTGCAAAGATTCTAGATGCAAACGTAACAGATGCAAAACTTGCTGCAAACTCAGTAACAAATGCTAAGATTGCAGATTCAGCAGTAGACACAGCAGAACTTGCTACAAATGCAGTAACCACATCAAAAATTGCAGACCTAAATGTAACTACTGGAAAACTTGCAGATAGTGCAGTAACAACAGCAAAGATTACAGATGCTAACGTAACTGCTGGTAAACTTGCTGCAGATTCTGTAGAAACAGCAAAAATTGTAGACGGTGCAGTAACCTCAGCAAAAATTCTAGACGGAACAATCGTAAACGCTGACATTAGTGCTTCAGCAGCAATTGATCAGTCAAAGATTTCAGGGCTTACAACATCACTTGGTGAAAAACTAGCACTTGCTGGTGGAACAATGACTGGTGCAATTGCAATGGGAACAAACAAGATCACAGGTCTTGGTACACCAACTGATGGAACAGATGCAGCAACAAAGAATTATGTAGACTCAGCAGCACAGGGTATTGATTGGAAAGCGTCAGTCCGTGCAGCAACAACTGCAACAGTAACTCTTGCATCTGATTTAGAAAATGGAGATACTCTTGATGGAGTAACTCTTGCAACTGGAAATCGTATTCTTGTTAAAAACCAATCAACTGGTTCAGAAAACGGTATTTATGTAGTTAAAGCATCTGGCGCTCCAGATCGTTCAACTGATGCAGATACAGGTGCTGAACTTACTTCAAACTTTGCGGTATTCGTAGAAGAAGGAACTGTAAACGCTGATCAAGGTTATGTATTAACTAACGATGGCGCAATCACAATTGGAACTACAGCCCTTACATTTACTCAGTTTACTGGTTTAGGACAAATCGTTGCTGGTACAGGATTAGACAAGACTGGAAACACTCTTGATATTGATTCAACTGTAACAACAAATGATGGAACTCAAACCCTTACTAACAAAACTATTAATGGTTCAAGTAATACCATTACGAATGTTTCATTAAGCACTGGAGTTACAGGAACACTTCCTGTTGCTAACGGTGGTACTGGAATTACATCACTTGGAACAGGAATTGCAACATTCCTTGAAACACCATCTTCTGCAAACCTTGCAGCAGCATTAACTGATGAAGCAGGATCTGGAACAGTAGCATTTACTACTAGCCCAACTTTTGTTACACCAACTCTTGGTGAAGCAACAGGTACAAGTCTTTCTCTAACTGGATCTGTAACACTTGCAGATGCTCTTATTGGAACTGCTCTTGCTACCGCTTCAACATCAGCAACAACAATTGATTCATGGTCAGCAACAACATATTCAAGCGCTAAATATCTTGTACAAATGAAAAAGGGTGCAGATATTGAAGTAATTGAAGTTTTAGTTACTGTAGATGGATCAAATAACGTTTACTTAACAGAGTATGCAGATGTAATTAGTAACCTACCACTTGGAGAAACAAATGCTGTTTATAGCAGCGGAAATGTTTTACTACAGGTAACTGGTGTATCAGCAGATACTTCTGTTAAAGTACACAAAGTATATATTGAAGCATAAATAGAATAGAGGTAAAGTGTGGCAACTGTAGACAAAAACTTTAGAGTAAAAAATGGACTTGTCGTCGCTGCCGAAGGTAACTTCGGAGGAACAGTAGTAGTTGCCACACCCACTCACAATACACATGCTACTACAAAAGCATACGTAGATGCTTTAATTTCAAACACAACAATGCCTTCTGGATTAACAGCACCAGTAAGCCCAAGTAATGGATCTTTGTGGTTTGATACATCAACACAAAGAGTTCATGTTTACTATACTGATCAATGGATTTCTATTGCAACCCTTCAAGATGCAGAAACACTTCAAGATCACATTCACAATACATCAATTGATGGAAGTGGTTTGATTGTAAGTAAATTTATTAGTGGTGGATCATACGCTGAAGCAGGTGTTCTTATAAGTGCAGGATTTTATAATACTGCAAACTTTGAAGCAACATATGATGGCGGATACGCAACAGATAATTTTAATTAAAAAATCTGTTATAATATAACTAACCATAAGGAGTAATAAAATGGCAACTAGAATGCAACAACGCAGAGGAACCGCTGCACAATGGACATCCTCAAACCCAGTATTAAATGCTGGTGAAATGGGATGGGAATCAGACACAAACAAGTTTAAAATTGGTGATGGTACAAATCATTGGGCTGACATAGACTATTTTATTGATGCCAACTCAACAGTAAGTCCTTCTTTTGGTACAAGTATCACTTTTGAGGGTGCTACCGCAGATTCTTTTGAAACTACCCTGCAAGTAACAGACCCAACCGCAGATCGCACAATTACTATTCCAAATGCTAGCGGTACAATTATTACAACTGGAAACCTTTCAGATATTACAGACATTGGTGTATTTACTTCAACAATCGTAATGGAAGGTTCTACAGCAAATGCTCACGAACTTACACTTTCAGCAGGAGACCCAACCGCTGATCGTACAATTACTTTTCCAGATGCAACAGGAACTGTAGCACTTACAAGTGATATTACAGTAACAGCATCATCAACAGATACGTTTTCAAACAAATCAATTTCCCTTGGCTTAAACACAGTTACTTCAACCCTTGCTCAATTAAATACAGCAATATCTGATGCTGATGTGGCTTCACTTGCTGGTACAGAAACCCTTACAAACAAAACCTTAACAACTCCAGTAATTTCAAGCATTACAAACGGGGCTTCTACACTTACCCTGCCAACAAGCACAGGAACAGTAGCACTTACAACTGATATATCTGCTTCAAACCTTGCAAATGATTCAATAACAGAGATAAAACTTGCAGAAAATTCCGTTACAGCATCAAAAATTGCAAGTTCAGCAGTTGAAACAGCAAAAATTGCAGACGGTGCAGTAACCTCAGCAAAGATTGCAGAGGATACAATTGTAAACGCAGATATTAACTCTGCTGCAGCCATTGCTCAGTCTAAGATTGCAAACCTTACAACAGATCTTGCTGCAAAAGCACCACTAATTTCTCCATCATTTACAACACCAAACATTGGTGTAGCAAGTGGTACATCTCTTGTTTTATCAGGGGATTTAACAATTAACGGTACAACAACTACAATTAACTCAACAGAGGTCACAATTGATGACAAG